CCTCCACCACCTGGAGGTGAAGAAGGAGGAGGACCACTAATACCGCCTCCACCGCCAGCAGGGGGTGAAGCGGAAGTAACTCCTGAATCATTTAATAGAGACAATTTGAAAATTTTGTTAGAAACTGATAGTTTAACCGATGAAGATTCTTTTATTGATTTATCAAAAGGTAAGAATTATTTGGGGGAAATAGAAAACCAATTGGGAAAACTTTTAAGAGATTGATATTTATAAATAAAAAAGAAAATGAAATTTGGTATCTTAAAATCTAAAATAGAAAAAGTATTACTTGAATCTTATTCAAATGACACTTTCAAAAACGAATTAAAAAATTTCAAAACAAATGTTCTTGAAAAGAAGAACATTGCTAAAGTTTTTTATTTGTATGACGAACTTAACTCAAGAAAAGGTTTGAATGAGTCTATCGCAAGAGATTATATTAATGAGTGTATTACAATCTATGAAAATAGTATTAATAAAATTAAACCTTCTGATTTACAATCATTAAAATCTTGGGTTAACGGGGTTAAAACTGAAAATCAGTATGAGAATATAGATAACTTATTCTCAACAGATGTTTTAACTATTGAGTCACGAATCCAAAGTAAAAAAGTTATTTTAGAATCATTAAAAAGACCAAAACCAATTGAAAAAGAAATTGTTAAACTCCCTATGAGTACAATGATTAGTGTTGCCAATAAAACAATACAAAATTATATGGAGTCTTTAAATGAGTCAGAAAAGAAAGAGTTAATCAAATTTTTAAACTCTGATGACACAGAATTAAAAACAAATTTTGATTCACTTAAAGAAAGTGTATTAGGGAAATTAGAGACTTTAAAAGAAGGTTCAGATTCAGAAACTTTAAATAGAATAAATGAAACTATCAGTAAAGTTTCCGTTGAAAAATACGACAAATTAACTTACTTTAAATTAAAAGGGTTAAAAGAAAATCTTTAATCTTGATTGTCACCAAATTTTTTCTGAACGTATTTTGCTTTAGAAAATTGATTTCTGCGTTTTACTGAAGGTTTAACAAAAGTTTTACGATTATTCAATTCAGTCATCTGTCTTGTTTTGATAACCTTACTTTTGTATTCTTTAAGAGCTCTCTCTAAATTGTTTTTTTTAACAAGAATGATTAGCATATATATACAAATATCAACAAAGATAATAAATTTTGACTAATCACACAAATATTCTTATTTTTTGATAAAATAAACAGAAAAATATGAATATTAATGAAAAAGGGGAAAACCTCTCGAATCCAAGGATTCAAAACAGTCAAAGTACTATATGGTACAGTAGACTCAGTAAATTTTAAATCTCTCTATTTAAACATTCAAACTTGGGTAGAACCCATAAAAGACTCAGAAAATTGGAATCGTATTGTTCTCAATTTTAGTCGGTCAATCAAACATGTTATTTATGAAACTTTAAATAAGTCATTTTTTGATGATAAATTTATTGTCGATTTAGACTTAAGGTCAAGTGGGATAACTGTAGGTAAAAAATCATTTTTGAATTTAGAAATTAATCTGTACTTAAAAGAATTAATCACAGATTTTAAGTCAATTAAACTACGAGACGAATTAAAACAAATGGTCAAAAATGTAATACAATATGGATTTTCAAAAAACGAATATTTTAAATTTCATTTAACTAAAAATGGTAAAACAAAGGAAAGTAAGGTAAAATTGGTAACTCATTAATATTTATTATTAAAAATAGACAATGAGTTTACAAATTATACAACCTGGCCAAACAGGGAAAGGGATATTGATTGAATACGACGCAGGATATATCAATCCTAAAACAGAAAACAATCAATACATCATGGAACAAAAATCTATGTTGGACCATTCTAAACCTTTTGAGTTCTATGCCGTATTACAGAAATATAATACCCCGAACAGAAATGGTAGAATTTACCCTGAAAGGATTTTAAAAAGAGAAGCTGAAAATTATAAAAAGATGATTCAGAAAGGTACATCACTTTCTGAGTTAAACCACCCTGAATCATCTTTAATTGACTTGGATAGAGTGTCTCACATTATAACTGACATATGGTGGGACGGTCCTGTACTTATGGGAAAACTTAAACTTTTAACAAGTCCTGGTTTTCACGAAAGAGGAGTTTGTTCGACAAAGGGAGACTTAGCGGCAAATTACTTAAGACAAGGGGTTACATTAGGAATCTCTTCAAGAGGAGTAGGTTCTCTTAAAAAAGTTGGAGAACAAAACGAAGTTCAAGATGATTTTGAATTAATTTGTTTTGACCTTGTATCTTCCCCTTCTACGCCAGGTGCGTATCTTTTCTTAGAACCTGATGAAAGACATCAGTTTGAAGAAAACTTAGAAGAGGAACAAAGAATGAGAACTGAAAGAGAAGTTGGACCTTCAGGTAACAAATCTCTTGACTTAATGAAAAAATTGTCCGATTATTTAGGATATTAAAACATTTATTATGGACGAAAAATATTTCATCGCACGTGTTACCATTGATATGGTTGATGCCGAATCAGGAAAGGTAAAAAAACAAAAAGAAGAAAAGTTGGTTAAGGGTTATAATCCAACTGATGTAGAAGCAAAAGTAACCAAGGTGTTCGAACATTATACACAAGATTGGAGAATAACCGCGATTGTTGAAAGTAAGATTGATGAGGTGATAGAATAATTTAAATTTCAATAATTTAATAATCAATTTTAAAAAGGAGGTCAAATGACCTCCTTTTTATTTTTTTGTCAAAACGGAAATATTTATATACAAATAAAAAAACTAATTCTGAAGAAAGTCAAAAAACGACTTTTTTAGGAATTGGTAATATTTATATATAAAAATATAAAATGGCAAAAGAAAAATCTTTAGTAGAAGAAGCAATCATCCAAATGAAAAATTTGGAGGAGGCGGTTGCTGAAAATGCAAAAGGAATACTTGCTTCAACAATGAAGGAAGAAATCAAAGAATTAGTAAAAGAATCTCTATCTGAACAAGAAGAAGAAGACGCAGAGATTGAAACAGATGTTGACATGGAAGAGCCTGAAATGGAAGAGCCAGAAATGGACGACGAAGAAGGTGATGACATGGATACTGATAATGAAGACGAAGATATGATGTCTATGGACTCTATGGACACAATCGACTTGACTGGTCAATCTGATGAACAAGTTCTTCGTGTATTCGAATTGATGGACCCTGAGGATAAAATCATCGTTAAAAAAGATAGTGCTGGTAATATCAATCTTAAGGATAACGAAACAAACAAAGAATACATGATTGTTCAAGAAGGAGACGAGGAGATGTTCGAAATGTGGGACGAAGAGAACGAAGAATATGAGGAAATGGATGAAGAAGATGACTCTATTGAATCAATCGTATCTAAAGTTTTCGGTAATGAAGACGAAGAAGAAATGGATTTCGAAGACGAAGAAGAAATGGATTTCGAAGACGAAGAAGAAATGGATTTCGAAGATATGATGGAAGAAGAAGACATGGATGACATGATGGAAGAAGAAGACATGGATGACATGATGGATTCAGAAACTATATATGAAATCTCTTTTGACGACGAAGAAGAAATGGATTTTGAAGAAGAAGACGATTTCATGATGGAATCTAAAACAAAAAAATCTATCAAACCAAAGGGAGTCGGAATTGGAAAAGGTCCTAAAAAAGACATCTATTCGAAAAATCCTAATACAAGTGGAGGTTTTCAAGTGGTTAAGAAAAAAGCTAACAAGACCATGGGTACTGGAAGTGCAAAGAAAGGTTTCTCTTACGATGCAGAAAAAGACAATGGACAACTTGAAGGTGAATTCAAAATGAAACCTAAAAAAGTGGAGACTAAAGAAGCTGCACGTACTTTAGGTAACGGTTCTAATTTCAGAAAGGGTGGTTTACCAAAACCAAGAGCACACTCAAAAGCGAACACTGCAATTAAAGAAAGTGAGAATTTGAGAGAAATGCAAATCCTTAGAGAGAAGAATGATGAATACAGAAAAGCACTTAACATCTTCAGAAACAAATTAAATGAAGTTGCGGTATTCAACTCAAACTTAGCATACGCTACACGTTTGTTCACAGAACACTCAACATCAAAACAAGAAAAAATCAACATTCTTAGAAGATTTGACAGTGTTGAAACTATCAAAGAATCAAAGAATTTGTACAAAACCATTAAAGATGAGCTTTCAACTACGGCAAGTCAACCAATGAACGAATCAATCGAACGTGTAATTGAAAAAGCACCTTCAACAGGTTCAGCGGTTAACTTGATTGAGTCTAAAACTTATGAAAATCCTCAGTTCCTTAGAATGAAAGATTTAATGGGTAAATTAAGATAATAAAAATAAACTAAACTAAAAATAAAAAAAACCAATAAAATGGGAGCATTATTAGAATCAGGTCTTGTTGGTAACATCGGTCTTAAGCACCTTAAAGTTATCAAAGAAGATACAATCAACAAATGGGACAGATTAGGGTTCCTTGAAGGTCTTAAAGGCCACCTAAAAGAAAACGTAGCTCAGTTATATGAGAACCAAGCGTCTTTCTTAATCAACGAAGCAACTTCTGACGGTAGCTCAGGTTCATTCGAAACTGTAGTTTTCCCTATCGTTAGACGTGTATTCTCTAAATTATTAGCGAATGACATCGTATCAGTACAAGCTATGAACTTACCTATCGGTAAATTGTTCTACTTCGTACCTAAAATCCAAGGGTACTCAGGTGGTACACCAGGAGATTTCAGTGGTAACCACTACGCTCCAATAGGTTCTCCTGGTAACTACCCTGGCGACCCACAAGCAGGTTACACAGGTGCTGGAGCTTACGCTAAAAACCTTTACGATTTATTCTATGAAGGAAACGAACCTGATTTAGACCCTCCAGGATTGTTTGACTACTCTAAAGGACGTTGGTCAGCAGTTACTGTTGACGCGGAAGTCATGGTATGGGAAAATGGTAACTTGGTTCCACTTTCAGCAACAACTGTAGACCTTGATGGTTTAAACGTAAGAAAACTTATTGTTCAACTTTGTGGTTTCGCATCTGACGGACTTGGTAAAATGATTGGTCCTGATGGTAACGAATATGACACAGAAACTTTCTTGGCTGACCTTCGTTTATTCGCAACTTGTGATGACCTTACCGCAACAGGAAACACTTGTAGTCCATTCTTCAAAGAAGATGGTACAACTCCAAAATCTTTATTGTTCAGAGTAGTAACTCAACAATATGGTCAAGGTATCGTAAATGGTCTTTACACTAAACGTGCAACTGCAACATGGGCTGACAAAGGAAATGGTGGTTCTTACCAAGATATTTGTACTGCTGACGGATGTATCTATTTAGAAATGGACCTTTCTTGTCCTGTATGTGCTACATGTGGTGATGGTACTTTAGATGGTTACACAGGTACTACATTTGCTGATGGAGCAACTGAAACTTTAACAGGTGGATGTTTCACAGGTGTATTCAGACGTTATGAAGAACTTGAGTTCGAAGATAAGATTGGTGAGGTATCTTTTGACCTTCAGTCTGTAACAGTAACTGTTACTGAAAGAAAGTTAAGAGCTCAGTGGTCTCCTGAACTTGCTCAAGACGTAGCGGCATTCCACAACATCGACGCTGAAGCTGAATTAACGGCTTTATTGTCTGAACAAGTTGCGGCTGAAATCGACCGTGAAATCTTACGTGACTTACGTAAAGGAGCGGCTTGGAACCTACGTTGGGATTACAACGGATGGAGAAGAGTACAAGGTTTAACTACTTCTTACACTCAGAAAGACTGGAATCAAACATTGATTACTGCAATCAACCAATTGTCAGCACAAATCCACAAGTCAACACTTCGTGGTGGAGCTAACTGGATTGTATTGTCAAGTGAGATTTCTGCTATCTTTGATGACTTAGAATACTTCCACGTATCTAACGCGTCTCCTGAGCAAGACCAATACAACATGGGTATTGAAAGAGTAGGAACATTAGCTGGACGTTACCAAGTGTACCGTGACCCTTACTTCCCACCAAACCAAATCTTGATTGGACACAAGGGAACATCGTTACTTGACACAGGTTACATCTACGCACCGTATGTACCTCTACAATTAACACCTACAATGTACAACCCATTCAACTTCACACCTATCAAAGGTATTATGACAAGATACGCGAAAAAGATGGTAAATAACCGCTTCTACGCACGTATTACTGTTGATGGTGTTCGTACATTCGATTTACAAGAATTGAGATAATCAAATCTTTAAATAACACCCAAAAAGGTCAGAGAAATCTGACCTTTTTTTTTATTATAGAAAAACAATTGATTTTTTGTAATAGTATTTATATATTTTTATCTATGGAAAAGATAATCCCCACTGAAGAACAAGTTTTAATAATAAAAAAAATGTTTGTTGACGAATTAAAAGGTCTTAGAGAAATATCTAAATCTTTTGGTTGGTCTACATTTACTATTAGTAGAATTTTAAAAGAAAATGGAGTAGTAATTAAAGGAAGTGGTAGAAAATTTTTAGGCGGTAAAAAAGTTGCTGATAAGAAATACAGACAAAAAAATAAAAATAGATTAGATGAATATAATAAAAATTGGTATTCTAAAAACAAAGAACACCGTAAACAATATCTTAAAGAATACCGTGAAAAAAATATAGATAAGATTCGTGAGGTTAAAAGAACCTACGAAAGAACTCGTAAAGCCAATGACCCCATCTATAAACTAATCTCTAATTTCAGAACCGCAATCTATCAAGTATTAAAAGAAAGTAATGTTGAAAAGAATGGTCATTACTTTGAGATTCTTCAGTACTCACCTGATGAATTAATTAATCATTTAGAGAATCAATTTACCGATGGTATGACATGGGATAACTATGGTGAATGGCATGTTGACCATATAACACCTATTTCCCTTTACGATATAAAAGAAATTGGTGATAGTGAATTCATGGAATGTTGGTCCCTTAAAAACCTCCAACCAATGTGGGGAGAAGAAAACATTCGTAAATCAAACAAAGTTATTGTTTAAATAATTTCTTAGCGGAACCGTCCTCGTAGATTTCAATATATAAACCTCTGTAATCTTCCCCAATTTCTTTTCCGTCTATTGTAATTCTTTTAACAATACGTTTTTCAGTATTGGTATTTAGATTATTTATTGCGATTATATTAAAGATTTCTTTTACTCCATTAAAATCTGTTTGAC